CTGGGACTTGGAGAAGGACTTGGGGAAGGCCGAGCCGGGGATGGACTGGGACTTGGTGATGGACTGGGACTTGGGGAGGGACGAGCCGGTGATGGACTGGGACTTGGAGAAGGACTTGGAGATGGACTTGGGGAGGGACGAGCCGGTGATGGACTGGGACTTGGAGAAGGACTTGGAGATGGACTTGGGGAAGGCCGAGCCGGGGATGGACTTGGGGAAATGAAGGGACTTGGTGATGGACTGGGACTTGGGGAAGGCCGAGCCGGGGATGGACTGGGACTTGGGGAGGGACGAGCCGGTGATGGACTGGGACTTGGAGATGGACTTGGGGAGGGACGAGCCGGTGATGGACTGGGACTTGGAGAAGGACTTGGAGATGGACTTGGGGAAGGCCGAGGCGGGGATGGACTGGGACTTGGAGATGGACTTGGGGAAAGGAAAGGACTCGGGGAAAGGCTGGGGGATGGACTTGGGGAGGGTCTCGGGGATGGACTGGGACTTGGGGATGGTCTCGGAGATGGACTGGGGCTTGGGGAAGGACTTGGAGAAGGACTTGGGGAGGGTCTCGGAGATGGACTGGGGCTTGGGGAAGGGACTGGGCTTGGTATTGGGGAAAGGCCCATATAATTGAGAGTCCAAGTACCTCCTCTTCCGTCATCAACTATTAAACTGTCTCCCTGAACGCTAAAATAGATAGAATAATATGGTGAAAAAAATCTTTGTGATCTGTAATCGTAATTGTAATTCACAGATAGGCCGCGTGTTCTAAAATTTATGTCTTCTTTTATAGCTACTAGGCGAAATAAATTATTGGACTGTATCTCTATACCACTCTGCCAGTCTCCCTCGTAGTACCCGTTACGAGGAGGCATGGTAGGATCACGTCTTGGAGATGGACTTGGAGAAGGACTTGGGGAGGGTCTCGGAGATGGACTTGGACTTGGAGAAATGAAAGGACTCGGGGAAAGGCTGGGGGAGGGACTCGGTGATGGACTTGGGGAGGGTCTCGGAGATGGACTGGGAATCGGGGAAAGGAAAGGACTTGGGGAGGGTCTCGGAGATGGACTTGGAGAAATGAAAGGACTCGGGGAAAGGCTGGGGGATGGACTCGGTGATGGACTTGGTGAGGGTCTCGGAGATGGACTGGGACTTGGGGAGGGTCTCGGGGATGGACTTGGAGAAATAAAAGGACTCGGGGAAAGGCTGGAGGATGGACTTGGAGAAGGACTTGGTGAGGGTCTCGGAGATGGACTGGGACTTGGGGACGGATTTGGGGAAGGGACCGTATAATTAAGAGTCTTAGGACTTCCGGTCCTATCGTCAACTATTAAACTGTCTCCTTGAACTGTAAATAAGATATTAACATTTGGTGCCGCAAAACTTCTGTAAAATTCATAATAAATGTAATTCGCAGTTCTGCCTTGTCCGTTCAAATATATTTCTTCTTTTGCAGCTAAGCGAAGTATACTATTGGACTGTATCTCTATACCATACTGCCAGCTTCCTAGATAATATCCAATACGAGGAGGCATGCTAGGATCACGACTTGGGGATGGACTGGGACTTGGGGAGGGTCGAGCCGGGGATGGACTTGGGGATGGACTCGGTGATGGACTTGGGGAGGGTCTCGGAGATGGACTTGGGGATGGACTCGGGGAAAGGCTGGGGGATGGACTCGGTGATGGACTTGGTGAGGGTCTCGGAGATGGACTTGGGGATGGACTCGGTGAAAGGCTGGGGGATGGACTTGGAGAAATGAAAGGACTCGGGGAAAGGCTGGGGAATGGACTCGGTGATGGACTTGGGGAGGGTCTCGGGGATGGACTGGGACTTGGGGAGGGACTGGGACTTGGGGAGGGACTGGGACTTGGGGAGGGTCTCAGGGAAAGGAAAGGACTCGGGGAAAGGCTGGGGGATGGACTTGGAGAAGGACTTGGTGAGGGTCTCGGAGATGGACTGGGACTTGGGGATGGACTCGGGGAAGGGACCGTATATTTAAGAGTAAAAGGGGTTTTGGACATGGAACCAGTAACTATTAAACTGTCTCCTTGAACTGTAAAAGATATATTAGCATTTGGTGCCGCAAAACTTCTGTAATTTTCATAATAAGTATAATTCGAAGTTGTGCCGCGTCCGTTCAAATATATTTCTTCTTTTGCAGCTAAGCGAAGTATACTATTGGACTGTATCTCTATACCATAAATTTCTCCTAGATAAAATCCAATACGAGGATAAACTGAAGACATCTTATATACTCTAATTATTTTTTAAATAACTATTCATCTTTTGATAAATTTCAAAAGAATCAACTTGGAATATTGAATTTTGGGGCCGCGTATGAAGAAAAACTAAAAATGTATACTGATGGGTACTCTATTACCTGGTAGCCTGGGTATTCAATATCAGAGTATGATTTTTACCCCAATTATCCGTAAATGTCATTATGGGCCCAGAAATCGTAAAAGAACCTATACCAGGTAATACTTTGAATACGTTATTCACTGTATCATAAATGTAAGTAAATACTGCTGACGGCGATCCACTTGTGAGAGGTACTGTTCTAATACCACCAGACAATACCTCAATTGCAATAGGATCTACTTGATCATAATATAATCCCAATGGTACAACATCTGGAATCGGAACGAACGGACTTGGGACTGGGACTGGACTTGGGACTGGAATCGGAACGAACGGACTTGGGACTGGAATCGGAACGAACGGACTTGGGACTGGGTCTGGGACTGGATCTGGGACTGGGACTGGGACTGGACTTGCGGATGGACTCTGGTAATTTGATGCACATGGTATTGGTTTGTTTCTTATCATAGTATGATTTTTACCCGAATTATCTGTAAATGTCAAAATGGGACCCGAAATCGTAAACGTAGCCAGTATATTTGAGAAACTAAATACTTTAGTCAATGGATTATATATATAAGGAATTTCGTTAGTTTTGTCAGACATCGTATCATTTCCAGATTGAGGTACCACCATAACTTCTGTATATGTCAACACCAGGGCAACTGGATCTATTTGATCATAATATACTCCAATTGGAATGTCTGAGCGCGAGGACGGACTTGGACTCGGGGAAGGGACTGGGGGGTTTGTACTTGGTCGCGGGGATGGGACTGGGGAGGGTCGAGCCGGGGAAGGGACTGGGCTTGGTCTTGGGGGACTCGGGGAAGGGACCGTATAATTAAGAGTAAAAGGGGTTTTGGACATGGAACTAGTAACTATTAAACTGTCTCCTTGAACTGTAAAAGATATATTAAGACTTGGTGCCCCAAAACTTCTGTAAAATTCATAATAAATGTAATTCGCAGTTCTGCCTTGTCTGTTCAAATATATTTCTTCTTTTGCAGCTAAGCGAAGTATACTATTGGACTGTATCTCTATACCATACTGCCAGTCTCCTATGTAGTACCCGTTACGAGGAGGCATGCTAGGATCACGTCTTGGGGATGGACTGGGACTTGGGGAAGAAAGAGGACTTCCCATTGTACTACTAGTTCGCGTGCTTGCCAAAGGACTTCCTCGAACTGTACTCATTTTATATAGGCTTGGAATAAAACTATTGATTGAAGTAATTGTCTAAATATTAGGCGAGGGACTTAAGAAAAAGAAAGGACTGAGGCTTGGGGATGGACGAAGTGGGGATGGACGAAGTGGGGAGGGACTTGGTTTCGTTGGGGAGGGACTTGGGGAGGGACTTGGGGAGGGAGGAAACGGGGAAGGCCCCATATAATTAAGAGTAAAAGTTTTTCCAGTGGCGACGTATCCCCTGGAATCAACAAGTAGTATACTGTCTCCTTGAACTGTAAAATATAGATTATAACCCTGTATATAAAAATTTTTTGTTGTGAACTTATAAGTGTAATCGACTTCTCCGCCTATAAGTGAAGCTATTACTGGATAATAAAAACGAAGTTTATTATTGGACAATATCTGTATATCATAAACCCAGTTTCCCCTATAAAACCCGTTACGGGGAGGAGGGGAAGTACTTGGGGCCGGTGTAGACTTGAGAGTCTTAGTACCTCTCCCATCATCAACCAATAAACTGTCTCCTTGGACTCTAAAATACATATTAAAACTTGGTGCAAAAAATCTGGTCGGGTCATATGTATCGTTATTGTAAGACATAATTGTACCCGGTTCATCCAAAAATTGATCTCCTAAATTAAATAGACGAAGTTGAGTATTGGACTTTATCTCTATACCATACTGCCAGTCTCCCTTGTAGTACCCGTTACTAGGAGGTGGTGCTGGACTTGGTTTCGGGGAGGGACTTGGTTTCGGGGAGGGACTTGGTTTCGTTGGGGAGGGACTTGGGGAGGGACTTGGGGAGGGAGGAAACGGGGAAGGCCCCATATAATTAAGAGTAAAAGGGGTTTTGGACCTGGAATCAACAAGTATTAAACTATCTCCTTGAACTGTAAAATATAGATTATAAGGCTGTACATAAAAATTTTTTGTTTTGTACTTATAAGTGTAATCGTATTCTGCACCTATAAGTGAAGCTGTTACTGGATAATACATACGAAGTTTATTATTGGACAATATCTGTATATCATAAGACCAATTTCCCCTATAAAACCCGTTACGGGGAGGAGGGGAAGTACTTGGGGCCGGTGTAGACTTGAGAGTCTTAGTACCTCTCCCATCATCAACCAATAAACTGTCTCCTTGGACTCTAAAATAAATCCCATAGGTTGGTGTATAAAATCTAGTCGGGTCATATGTATCGTTACGGTAAGGCAGAATTGTACCCGGTTCATCCAAAAATTGATCTCCTAAAGGAAATAGACGAAGTTGAGTATTGGACTGTATCTCTATACCATACATCCAGTCTCCCTTGTAGTACCCGTTACTAGGAGGTGGTGCTGGACTTGGTTTCGGTGACGGAAGAGGACTTCCCATTCTACTGGAAGAACCAGTACTCGCTAAAGGACTTCCTCGAACTGTACTCATTTTATATATATTTAGAATAAAATTATATTATAGACGAAAATGCTCTAAAATACAAATTTGCCAAATTTTGATGACCATTCGCGTTATAATGAATTCCATTTGCACTATTATTCCTGTCATCCCACAATGCATTACCGATTCCAGAACCGAATACAAGACTTGTAACGATATTGAGAGAACTTGTCTTGTTTTGCACATAAAAAATAAGACCATATGTACCAGTATTAGTCGCTGTCGTATCAGATTAGTTCTCTATTACGACTGCTGGCATCTTTTACTATACAGTAGGAATAAATTCCCATTGAAGATCCTCGCAAATTTTTTTCCAAATCTGATCCTGTTTGTATAGCTTTTCCTTGGACTTCAAAAGAGGAAAGCAAGGCAAGAACGAATCCTCCGAGAGCAATTCGCAAAACTTGTAAAGAATATAAGAATAACTCAAAAAGTTTTTACGATCTTCGGGACAATTATTCTCAAAAGGTTTTTGAATCTTGAAAAACATAAGACGGAGTTTATCCTCGAGTTCACCAGACATCTTGGGTGGTTTTTTGCCGGACAAAAAGCTTGCTATATGCGGAACGTGCTCATAATACTTGTTCAGTTTGAGTTTTTTGAGGAGGGTCCTTACCATGGAGTGACTCACGTCCAACTTTTTAATCTTTTGCTTTTTGAATTCGTCTCTGAGTTGTTCGTAAACCTCTGGTGGAATATTTGTAACTTCTTTACCCTGGAACTGTGATATCCACTCGTTAAAGTGATTTTCCTTTTTGTACGAGTATATGATATTCTGGTCATTGTCCTGTTCTTCTTTGTAACTTCGTTCATTTGTCTGTACAAATTCCGCGTACCCACAATCTTCACAGACCTGATCGCTTGAACAAATATCTACGAATGTATTTGAACTGTGACACGCTGAACAAATCACGGTGACATCTTCGTTCCTGGGAGGTCCAGTCCCTTCTCCTTCAACCTCAAAGAGATACTTTTGGAATAAATCACTTTTGTTCTTATCATCATCATAAACCCTGATAAACTCAGACGCCTTTATCATGTACTGGTACATCTCGTCAGGTCGGTCCGCAAGTTCCTTTATCCTTTTATTATACCTGGCTATCATTCTTCTTTAAAGGAAAGAATACTTTAAATAATAATGAGGTGGATAATAGACACCCTTCTGTGGGCACGGGGCCAAAACTTCACGGTAAAAAGTGTCCATCATATAGACCGTGAAGGATTTATTAGACCAGGACCAGGTGATGTTTACAGCCTAACAGAATATGTTTACAATCTAAAGACTATGTGGAACTATGGGCCCGAATGGCCCCCAAAGTTTTTGTCCCGTGAAAGACCAATAAAAAAGGTTAAAAGGGCATCTGGGACTGATATAACTGAGCATGTACTTGCATTTTCTGGACCTCGTAAAAACGAAATAACCCCAATTGCCTTTTTGGATTTTACCAAGACATGGAAACTTCGGTTCAGGTCTCCGTGCGGGATTCAATTGTCTCTCGAGACCCGGGTAGAACCTGTAAACGAGCCTATCTACGTTGAAACAGTCCTTAATCAATGTTTCCGAGTGGAGCCAGATAAAATTTAACATCCCCGAGGTTTGAAATAGTGTACTTGAATGCTATTGGGCCCTCTGATTCTGTACCGTGACCCAATTGGACTATTGGACAAAGAATAGTTGCCTTTGTAAACATTGATACATACTTGAGAGAAAATGTACCTTCGAGACCAGCCTCCCCGATATCGAGTTGGTCCTGTATAATTGTATTCTGATTTGCAAAATCACCGTCACAAGTAAATTCTATAGAAGTTCCAGTTCTCTTGATTATAAGATCGTTACCTATATTTGTCATGTCCCTTACAAGTTTCTGGAAATCGACAGATGGTAAAGTAGTCGAATATGTCATATTAATCTCTGGGACGTCAAGAATATCCTCATTAAGGTCCAGGAGTTTTAGCTTGAAATTTGAGACAGACTTTTTGTTTTCATTACTCACACATATATTCAGATTCTCATCACATGTACTCATTGTTATGATATCATTATTTCCTATAGACTTGATAAGCTTGAAAGTATTTGGTACATTTATACCGACGATCGTCTCTTTTGGGCACTCGTACTCTTCAAAGTTCTCGGCCGCCATAAACACATGGATAAGAGTTACTCTCGCAACATCGAAAGTGATCAACTTTATTCCTTGGGGGCTAAAGTATATATTCACGTCGTTTATAATCTCTTTGAGAACTTCGAACAGGGATTTGAATGCATTTGCCTGAATACTCTTTAAATGCATTTTCTCTACTCTAGTTTGATACACTCTTCTTTATATCGTTGTAAGCATCTGAAAGTGGTTTGTCAATCTTACTTTGAAGTTCTTTTGTAATCACGGGTTCAAGAGAAATACCATATGAATCCAGTGGAAAGTAATCTCCTATTTCGTCAGCCGGTTCATTAAAGTTTGTGCCAATGTCAGAAGCGCAATTACCCTCGAATGTACACGGAACATTCATCTCGAGCCATCGTATTACTTCGAGACCCAACATTTCTTTGTTATCCGAAGTAATCAGAACCGGAACTCTTTTTATTCCAGGTGGCACTCCGTGTAACTTTATATCATGAATTTTTACTAAAGGTATCAGGACCGGATGATTCTTTATAAACTCAATGGTCTCTAGGCAATACGTACATTTGTCACTCACTATTAAAACAGCCGCCATTTTTGTATCATCTAATATTAAAAATGAGAGGACTTTTCGCGGGCCTATTTGTACTTTTAGTTTTGGTTTCCCTGTATGAGGATTCTCCAATTCGTATTCCAGGTGGTGGTGGTGGCCGCGGTTCTCAGCAGAAAATATCAATGTTTGATCCAGTTGATCCATCGGTGATTCAGGATACTATTTCTGAAATTCAGCAAAAGGAACAGAGTGTGTACCCAGTGGACACGGTGTACTTTAACCGTTCTGAAGGAGGTGGTTACCAGGCCAGATTTTTGTTTTTGGATACGAGTAACTATGCTGGCGTCCAATATGACGTCAATGTGGATTCTGGTGGAAAAATCTCGGGCCAGATTCAAAAATCAGTACCGGCAAACTTCCAGAACCCATTTTCTGGATACGTAAAGAACTTCAAGTTTGGGACCCTAAATGTAGTTCCACCTGTTCCTGATATGAAAAAGGTATGGGACAACTTTGCGGTCCGGGCCCAGTAGATAGTTTCTCCGTTTGTACTAATAGATATGTTATCGGCACATGACCTGAAGGAGAGGGATCGAATAAAAAGGGAGGCCCGTAAAGAAATTTTCAAAACTATACTCACTCGAATTTGTAATAAAATTGACTTGGCATACACACTGAGACGAACTGAATCGGTAGTAGAAGTTCCGGAGTTTATATTTGGTTTCCCATCGTATAACCACGAGTTTGCGACGGAATACACATCAAGACAACTCAGACGTCTAGGATACAGGACAAGTACATTGGGACTAGGTAAGATACATGTAGCCTGGGGAACTAAAAAGACCCCCAAGAAGAAGGCACCCGCGAATCCACTGGGAAGACCAGAAGAAGATGATCTCAACGGTCTTGCAAACCTCAAGAAAACTGCGGATGCACTTCGTAAAAAATATCAACGCCCATCGTAAATGGATTACATAAAACATGCGAGCGAGCGGATCACGAAAGGAATCACTCCGGTCATACGTGATTTTTTATTGGATTCGTATGAAAATAGTGACAAGTACCTCGAGGAAGACCAGACAAAACAGGATCCGGGTGGAAAGTCACTCCTCAAGTTTCAAAAAGTACTCCAGAAGGTCCCGCTTTGGATTCCTGGACCCCAAATGAATAAACATATAGAAGAGGTTGAAAAGCATATCAAGAACTTTGAGCAAGTCTTGGCGTCCCTGTTTGTGGCCTATGCAAAAATGATTATAAATGCCATACGGATTACTTCAAAGAAGAAGAGTCTCAATGTAAAGATACCTACAAAGGGAGAATTTATTCACCAGTGTTTCATAAACGTGGCCCATAATCTGTACGAGAATCCATTTGTCATGAAGGTCCACGATGATACTGAAAAGTCCAGGGAGCTTACGGAGCGAATCAATACTTGCCTCCAAGAAACAATTAGTGATATGGTTCCTTTGCCCGAGATTCTCCAGGAACACATTCCAATGTCAGGCGGATCAATCAATTTTGGAGGGGACGATGCGGATGAAGTCGGGGAGGAACTTGCCCCACCAACAGCCGAAGAAATGGCGAAAGAGGAAGGTGTTACTCCGAGCCCTATTACAGAGTCGCCTTTCCCACAAGGCCCTGCAGTCCAACCGGTCGTAACTGAATCCAAAGAAATTTCAGTGGACTCGGGTGAACTTTTTTCGGATGCTCCGGAACAAAAACCCACGTCTAAAGTAAATGGAGAAGTGGTTGAGTAAAGCAGGCCCAGCTGCCATATTTGCGGCACTCATTACAGCAATGGCAATATATGTAACTCGCCCATCGAATGAAAAGGGCGAAAAGAAACACATGAAAAACTCAGAGATTGCGAAACCGGCACTGTTTGTGGGCATTCTAGTGTACTTTATAGTCTACAATGGAACTGGATCAAAGTTCGAACAGATATCTAAGGAGCCCTTTTAAAGACGTGATTCTCGTATCTACTAGAAATGACCACTGTAAAAGCATTCAATGACATGATGGACCAGTTTTTGACTGAGCTCAACCTTACATTCCCGGAGAACAAGGCTGTTATTAAATTTCAGGCTTCTTTCGAGGTTGTAAAGGCGACGAAACCATCTGCTGTACTTGAGAATTTCATGGGTACGGTCAAGCCATTCAGTAAAAAAATCATGTCTCGGGACGATACCTTCATCACAGAGGATGCGAGTACTATCGGTGCAATTGCTGATATAGACCTGAAGAGTATATGGGCCAAGTCATCCGATGCCACGAAAGACGCAATCTGGCAGTACCTTTACACTTTGGTGGTACTCGGAACGACGATCAGTTCATTCCCCAAAGAGACTCTTGATATGATTGAAAAGATGGCTGAGAGTTGTGCGGCCCAGATGCAGGAGGGGGGAGGTGCTGATATTATGTCACTTATGAGTATGATGAACAATTTCTCTACTAACACTAAAAAGGATGGACCTGACCGAATTATTTAACTCAGACAAGGTTCTTATGTTTTGGCCCTCACAGAATCAGTCAGCAAAGGAAAGAGTATACGCGACGACCCGTTTCATTCTGTACCTTTCTTGCATACTTTACATTATAAGACGTGACGTCCGTATACTCATAATGGGTACTGTAATTATTTTTATTCTGTATCTGATGTATAAAAATGGCATGATTAAAGAAGGTCGCAGCAAGTACTCAACTGGTACTACAGGGACTATTAAGAACCCTATGGCAAACGCAGAATACGGCAAGGAAACTACGCAGACAACGGAGCCAGTTGATTCAAAGTCCGCATGGGATTCATTGCACCCATTCCAAGAAGGTCGTTGGTTCGCTGAGCACAATTTTTACACGGTTCCAAGAAATTCAGGGGAGGCTTTTTTGAAAAAAACGTACCCACAGATGTTTAAGCCTGTGTGCAGAGATACCGATGGTTCTGCTTGTGATTTAGAGTCTTCACAGGGACGCGGTCCAGAGATGGTCCAGTCACATGGGGCTCGCTACAATAAAAGTATAAGCACTTATTAAATGAGCTCAATCGAAGATCTAGTGATGGTAGAGGATACTCTTAGACCCCAGTCTACTACTGGGTACCACAGAGCGTGGCAGGCCGAGCCGTTTGATTTTCCCAATGAGTACATAACCGCCCCGTTTCCGGTAAAGACAGATGACCCTATCAGTACATATGCAATCGATAGAAATATCCGATTCAGTCAGAGATATTCTAATACAAAAAATGTTGTCTGATTGTAAATGGATCCATGGTCTATAGCAGCTGTGGTCGGACTTATCTTTGCCGGAAAAAAATTCAGTAGCGATGAAGATCCTGCCGGAAACCGTAATGAACTCAAGGGGGCTGATAAGCCCGGTAACCCTTACAGAAATCCTAGAGATCACGCAGTAGATTTCATGGACCCTTTAAATGTTACACCCGATATAGGAAGACCAATCGGCGACATTCGACTCAAGCCAAAAAATGAAATAGGGTCGCTCCAAGATGTTCGTCCGGGACTTCCATTTGGAATGCCTGTATACACGGCATATAACCGCGAAAACATTTCAAATAAAATGAATAACCTGAACCCAGGTGGTATGCCAGTTCACGTCGGTCCAGGTCTCGGCGTGGGTTCGAACGTATCTGCGGTTGGTGGGTTCCAGCAATTTTTCCGCATTTTGCCAAATAATCCCAATGATGAGCGTCTCGTACAACTCAAGGGGACTATGGGTGGTCCTGTAGACTCAGTTGTTAAGAATGGCGGAACAGTCATGGGAGACCTGACCCAATTCCCTCACAAGACTTATACTCACGACCCAGTTCAGTCTAGGGCCGGTGGACAGGGGGGCGTTTTAACAGGACCAGAGTCTCGTCCGGAATTTACCAAGACTTTGCGTAAAACTATTCGCGACCAGACTGGAAGCCGCGAAGGTGACAATCTTGAGTTTGGGGTCGCTAGATATAACGTCCCCCAGGCTTTTGGTGATATGGGTGGGGCCCGTAAACTTTCTCGTAGTACTGACAATCGTAGTAACCCTGATAGAGCAGCAACTGGAGGGAGAATGAACGTGACTGGGGATCCAGAGAGCCGTATAGGTCTTACATCAAATCTGCGTAGAGACTTGCCTACTGATCCAATGGGGCCTCCTGCACCTGGACCAGTTATACAGCAGAGATATGTTGACGCAATGTACTATGACCTCAATGAGCTCAAGTCACAGAAGAACCCGACAACGGAACGTCTATCAATAGCCAAGGAGGTTCTGGTGAACAATCCGTACGCAATTTCTCTGAGTACATAAAATGAAGCCAGCTGCAGTCGGAATAATTGTCGCAATCACAGTCTACGCACTTACCAAAGATTGGAAGGTCACTCTCATAGTGAC